CACCGTCGCCGTCAGCTCCCCGAGATAGAATCCACTGATGAGGGAGAATTGCAATACGTCCGCGATGAAGTCAGACCATACCCTATCAGCGCCCACCGCGGTCCACCTCGCCCATATGCGGGAGGCGAAATCATAATGCCGGTCCAGGGCCGCCTCCGCCGCGGCGTTCCCCTTGAGGTAGGTCGGCAGTGATGGCCGCTCGATTCTCCAGGGCGCGGCGGAGATGGCGCTGATGACTTGTTGCACCGCGGACCGCACAAGGGGCTCGGTCGTGGCCAGCCGCCAGAACTCACCGACATCGCCGCTCCGTCCCCTGGCCCGCATCGGCTTGAACGTCGCCGTGGGTTCGAGCTCCTGACGCCCTATCTGGAAGGGGATGCCGTTGCGCGTCGCGCGATGGAGCCAGTCGGAAGGTTCCACGACGAGGGAGACCCCGCGATAGGTGGCCACCTGGGAGCCATCCTCGGCGAGGGTCACGGGGATTGTCTTAGTCGTCACCATTCAACCGTCCTCCTACTTCGACGGCGGTCAGAGGCCGTCTGTACTCGCACCCGCTGACCGATACTCCCGATGGTCATCCCGAGGGCTCCGCTCGCTGCATCCACGAGGTCATCGTGCGCGGCGTGAGGGAAGGTGACCGCCTGACCGACGAAGGCCTCCGCGTGAGGGCCATCCTTGACCCATACCTTCCCCTGCTCGCCACGAGCCGCCAGGGGCGCGGCGCGCGTCGCCTTGTCCCTGGAGGGCTTGATGCTCCGAAGCCCTGACGCGACCATCGAGGGCTCCTGGACCAGCTCCGCGAAGGCGATCTCGAATCCCGCAATGGTCTCCACTCCGACGATAGTGTCGGGCTCCGATGCGGCCGTGTCAATGATGCGTCGCTTGATGCTAGGCCAGGGCTCCCTCCCTTGCCAGATGCCATCGATGACCACTTGGGCGTCAGCGGTCACCGTGACCCGCGCCGTCGCCGTGAAGTCTGATGAGGTCTTCGTGGACACCGCGAGGTCCCAGAAACGATAGCGCTTCCCCGAGGAGGGAGGGGGGAGGTCATCGGTGCGTATCGGCAACCATGACCGCTTGAACAGGCCACCCGACAAATCCACGAATCGACCCTCCAGCTCTTGCGCAGCGAGCTCCGTGGTATAGCGGCCTTCGACGAATTGATAAAAGTCATCAGGGAGGGCGGTGTTATCCCGCGTCGACGCGTGATGGACCCCTGTCGATTCATCCCTGGACAGGTCGTGAAGCCAATTAAACCCCTTGGGTGTCGTGGTACACCATATGCGTCCAGGAGCTAGACGCAGGCGACCCACGAGGATTTCGAAGGCCTCCGGTGACCTAATCATCGCGGCCTCATCAATCCATATCGCCCCGAGGTTCGGACCACGCAGGCGGTCAGGCTCCGTCGCGGTCCTCCACAGGACCTGTGTCCCATTGATGAGCTCCGTCACCAACTCCGCGCGCTTGTGGCTCTGGACCAACGGCCGCGCCGCTTCCATGAAGGCGGGGAGGGTCGCATCCTTGAGGACACGGTATGTCGGCGCGACGACCATGACCCGCGTCCCCGCAGGCTGGCGGATGACCTCAATCGCACCCGCCCACGTCTTCCCACTCCCGATGCCACCCACGAACAACCTGACGCGGGAGGGGTCGGTGAGGAAGGCGCGTTGGACGCCATGAGGCTCGCAGATGAGGCGCGCCATCACTCACCCTCCCTGTCCACGAGGTCCACGACGATCTCTTCATGCTTGTCGCTCTCGGGAGACCTCAAGGCCCACCGTCCAGGTCGGCGGCGCTCGAGCCACCACGCCGCGGCCTGCCATGTCCCATTGTTCGCGGCGCGTTGAATGAGGGCCACGTTGCGGACCTCGGCGTCAGCCTCCGCCTTTTTAATGGCGTCCCTGAATTCCCGATAGATGCCTTCCTCCTCGGTCTGACCCCTATCAAGCCATCGATACAGCGTCGATGTCCCGATGCCAGCGTAGTCCGCGGATGCGGCGCGGGTGTTCCCTGCGCGGAGGGCTTCGCACATCCTGTCCTGGCGTTCCCTGGTCAGCTTGCTCTGACGGCCCACGTCATCCCTCCTCTATCATCTCGGGAGTCAGTCCCATGTCCGCGAATCGTTCGAGCTGGATGGCGAGGTATGCGGGGCTGAGTTCCATCCCCAGGGCGACCCGTCCCTCCTGCTCTGATGCGATGGCGGTGGTCCCGCTTCCCATGAAGGGGTCATACACCACGTCCCCAGGGTCAGTGTAGGCCTTGATAAAGAAGGCCGGGAGGGCGACGGGGAAGGCGGCAGAATGGCCATGACTCCGCGCGTTGCCAGCTGTCACCATGTTCCCTGGATACGCCATACCTGACGCAACTTCATTGTCCAGCACCGCATTACCGCCAACACCTTGTCGCGCATCGCCCCATCCGGTATCGCCAGCCCCTGGTCCCTTGGGAACACGCACATTGTCAGACTTGTGCATGACCGCCTTGGGTCGCATCTTCCACGCACCCCTGGCGAACTGAAACACGGGTTCAAATTGATTTTTAAATCGCCGCGTCACTGATTTGGGAACACCCGCGCGCCTCCAACAAAACTCCGTCGCGAAGTGCCACCCCCACCGCCTCACATGAGCGATGACGAGGTCATGGACATACAGATGCGTGTCCAGGCCTTCCGCCGCAGGCTTGATGTTCACGAACCATGACCCATCATCCGCGAGGTGACGCCTGACGCCATCCTGGACCTTATCGAACCACTCCACGTATTCATCGGGGTGTATCGGCTTGAATCCGCTCTCCTCATCATACTTGCGTTGCGATGCGTAGGGAGGGGATGTGAAGGCGAGATTGACCTTGACACCACCCACGAGGCGCTTGAGGTCTTCCTCATCACGACAGTCACCACACATCAAGCGATGCGCGCCGACCTTCCATATCTGACCCCTGGAGGTCTTCCACTTCGCCTCCAGCTCCTTCGCCTTGTCGATGGCGGGAGCGGGAGCGTCATCACCGTCACCTTCACCCTCCTCGCCATCTATCAGCCCCGCCAGGAGCTCATCGAAGTCTTCCTCATTGTATCCAGTCCCCAGGAGACCCCCGTCATCCTGGATGCCCTGGAGGAGGCTGGCGAGCACGGCCTCATCATACCCTCCCAGCTCCGCAGTCCGGTTGTCCGCGGCGAGGATGCGCTTCTCCTCCGCTTCTCCCACATCCACCCACACCACGGGGATCTCGGGGAGCTCCAGCATTTTCGCCGCCATCCAGCGGTGATTACCCGCCAGGATGTACCCAGTCCGCTTGTTCGCCACCACGGCCCCGTAGAAGCCGTTGACATCCACGCTGGCCTTAATGGCGTCCAGGTCGCCGCGGCGAGGGTTGCGCGGGTGAGGCTTCACCGCATCCAGCGGCAGGACCTCATATCCGTCATTAATCTGTCGTGGGTAGCCTTGAGGCTTGTCCTGTGTCATCGCTCCTCCTTGTCGTTAAAATGCCCACTGGCCTTGTTGTGTGCAACCTTCCCCCTCCTCCAGCGCCATCGGCGGCGAAGGATGGCGAGGTGTCCCGCGGCGATGCAATAGACCCCGAATCCAGTGAACATCATGAGGACCGTCACTGACCCCACGAGGTCTATCGCTTGCGCCTTCCATGTCTTCGGTCGGTCAGTCATGCCTTCACCTCCAGGAGCTCCCTGGCCTCCTTGAGTCGTCGAAGCATCGCCATCGAGAGCATGACCGCACATCGCGCCTCCTCCAGCTCCTCGGGGGTCCTGGCGGTCCTGACCCACTTCCTGTCAATGGTCTGGAGTCTTCGACGCGCCGCGCTCACCTCCCCGATGAAGGCGAGGAGGAGGTCTTCCTTGGATACCTTGTCACTCATGCCCTTCCTCCGATGCCAGCGAATCGTGTTTGACTTCCCACCCAGGTTGCGCGCGCTCTGCCGCATCGACCGTGACGGTTCTTCAGGACCAGGACCTCGGCAGCATCCGCCGCGGCCTCTGCGTCATAGTATGCCTCCCGATAGAGACCCAGGACCACATCGGCGTCCTGTTCGATGTCTCCCGACTCCTTGAGGTCAGACATCATCGGTCGCTTGTCCGTCCTGGACTCGCATGACCTATTGAGCTGCGACAGGAGGACGACAGGGCACTTGTGTTGCTTGGCGATGGACTTGCACGCCCACGACCCTTGCCCCACCCGCTCCGCGCGGTTCGCGGTCCCCGTGTCAGGTGAGGACAGTCGCTGGAGATAGTCCACGGCCACGAGGGAGGGGCGGCCGTGCTTGTTGGCGAAGGCCCTGACCCTGGCCTTGAGCTCCGCGGGGGTCACATCGGCCGCGTCATCGATGTGGAGGGGGAGGGAGGCGAGGCGCTTGCAAGCATGAGCGAGGCGGTCCCAGTGGTCTCCCTGGAGTCTCCAGGCCTCCCGCAGGAGGCCAGCGTCCAGGCGGGCCGTCAGGGCGAGGGCGCGCTCCGCGAGGTCATCGGCGGACATCTCCAGGGACGCGACATAGACGGGTCCACGCAGCGCGGCGTGGAGGCATAGCTGGAGCATC